AACAACTACATTTTCAGGACCAGTAAAATCTTTAAGAGGATTTGTTACTGCAGGACCTGACGCGGTTGTAAACATCACATCAGAAACTACTTTAACTTTTGCTGCTCACGCAGGTAAAGTTATTAAAGTAAATGATGCAGATGGAGCAATCACACTTCCAACAATCAAAGCAGATAGCAAAGGCGGAACAGCCGGAGACAATGATCCTAATGCAAATAACCAATTAGGTGCTGTTTACAAATTTTTTGTAGGCACAGATTGTACAGATTGTGATATTAAAACAGACGGAACTGACAAATTTGTTGGTCACGCAACTGTTGTTAATGTTGCAGACGGTACAAACAATACATTTGCACCAGGAGCATCAAACGATGTTATCAGCATGAACGGTGGAACTACAGGTGGAGACAAAGGTAGTACAATTACTATTACTGCACTTGAAGACAATGTATATTTAGTAGAAGCTGTGTTGATCGGTACAGGTACTGAAGCAACACCTTTTGCAGATAGTTAATAAATAATAAACTCGGAGCGCCTGGTGATGCAGGCGCTCTTTAAAAGGAGGACAACACATGGCAGACACAGTATTAAACACGACTGTATTTGACGGAGCAAAAAAACTAATCACTCACTACAATGTAGTTTCTGATTCAACAGGAAGCACAACTAAAATAGTTGATGTATCTGGTTTAAGTTCAAACAATGGTAAAACTTGCAAAACTGTAAGACTAAATAAAGTTAGTTTTAATGTTTCTGTAACAGCACCAGCAGATGCAATCAGAATGCAATGGGATGCTGACACAGATGTAGTATTTCAAACTTTAGCGGGTGAAATGGAATATGACTACTCATCTTTTGGTGGATTAAAAAACACTAAAGCAACAAATTACACTGGAGATGTAAACGTAGTTTTACCAGCTTGCACAAGTGGAGACACAGGTACAATTGTTTGTGAATGGATTAAAGTTTACGAATCGTAGGAGTTTAAATGGCTAATACTACTTCGGGAACAACAACGTTCGACAAAACTTTTTCTATTGACGAGATAATAGAAGAATCTTTTGAACGTATTGGATTAAATTCTGTGGCTGGCTATCAAATGAAGTCAGCCAGAAGATCTCTTAATATCTTATTTCAAGAATGGGGTAATAGAGGTATTCACTATTGGGAAATAGGAGAACTTAATCTTGATTTGATTGAAGGACAAGCAGAATATAAATTTTTTAGATCAAGTGGAGATGGAACAAGTGCTACTTCTACACCTGCAGACGTATATGGAATATCCGATGTCCTTGAAGCACAATTAAGAAACAATAGAACTCAAACAACTCAATCAGATAGTCCTATGACTAAAGTAGATAGATCTACTTATGCAGGTTTTTCAAACAAACTTTCAAAAGGAACTCCTAATCAATATTGGGTTCAAAGATTTATTGATCATGTTAGTATTAGTATTTATCCAACACCAGATTCAACTAATGCATCTAAAGATATGCATTTTTATTACATAAAAAGAATTCAAGATATTGGTGATTATACAAATGCAACAGACGTACCTTTTAGATTTGTACCTTGTATGGTATCAGGTCTTGCATTTTATCTTGCACAAAAATATCAACCACAAATGGTGCAAGCTATGAAATTGTATTACGAGGATGAATTAGCAAGAGCGCTAGCAGAAGATGGTTCTGCATCTAGCACTTACATAACCCCTAAAACTTATTATCCAGGAACATAATGGGAAAATACGCAACAGGTAAATACGCAAAAGCAATTTCAGATAGAAGTGGTCAAGAGTTTCCATATAAAGAAATGGTAAGAGAATGGAATGGTTCTTTTGTTCATTTTACAGAATACGAACCCAAACAACCTCAATTAGAACCAAAACCAAACGGTGCTGATGCGATTGCATTATTAAATACAAGAACAGATAGAGTAGAGCCAGCAACAACTGTTAGAATACCAGATAATGGTTTTGAGACATATGAAGCTGGATCTCGTATTATAAATGTATTTTCACCTGGACATGGATTAACTAGTGGAACAACTTACAGATTTAGAGGAGCACCTACTACATCCTCTGGTAGTTCTTTTACGTATTCAGATCCAGAAAGTTTTGACGGTATTACCGGCTCTAATATAGCAAAATCGACAGGATACTCAATTACAACTGGGTTATATAAAAATGATGCTGTGGTAACAACAGATTATTCTACATCTAATTATTTTCATTTTACAGTTGACACAGATACTGCTACAAGTGGTAATATAAATGGAGGAGGTTATGGTTGTTCTGTTGGACCCGTAACGATAGAAGCATGATGAATAAAATTTGGAATTGGATAAAAAATATATTTAAACCTGAAAAACAAGATCCTCATCTTACTTTATATGAAGAGGTAAAAGGTTACTGTGATGAACACAGTAAATATAAACATCGTTGTCCTAAATGTAGAGAATTAGCAGGAGTGAAATAATGGCTGGATTAAGTGCATCAGGATTAAAAACTCAAATTAAAAGTTATACTGAAACAGACTCAACTGTATTATCAGATTCTGTTTTAGAAAATATTATTTTAAATGCACAATATAGAATATTTAGAGATCTTCCAATTGATGCAGATAGAAAACAACAATCTGGTAATTTAGTTACAGGTCAAGAAACAATCAATGCTCCAGCAGGAGCAGTATTTATTAGAGGAATACAAGTGTATGATTCAACATCAGCTGTGACTGGACCTAACGTATGGTTAGAGAAAAAAGACGTAACTTATTTACAAGAATATGTATCCTCAACTGCATCAGGTAAAAGAGGACAGCCTAAATATTACGCTATGTTTGGTGGTGCTACAGGAGAATCTGATACTACATCAGGAAGAATGATGTTTGCTCCAGTTCCTGACACAACTTACAAATTTAGAGTTCATTATAATGCAGCCCCTGCATTATTGGAGAATAATGATACTAATTACATCAGTCTTAACTTTCCAAATGGACTGTTATATTGCTGTCTATCAGAGGCATATGGATTTTTAAAAGGTCCGATAGATATGTTGACATTATATGAAAATAAATATAAACAAGAGGTACAGAAGTTTGCTAATGAGCAAGTTGGTAGAAGACGAAGAGACGACTACACTGATGGCGCTGTTCGTATTCCAGTAACCTCGGCAAACCCATAGGAGAAAAATTATGGCAATAACATCGGCAATTTGTACAAGTTTTAAACAAGAACTTTTAGTTGGTACACACAACTTTACAGCTACAAGTGGAGACACTTTTAAAATAGCTTTATATACAAGCTCTGCAACTTTAGGAGCTTCAACAACAGCTTATTCAACTTCAAACGAAATCACAAACTCATCTGGAACTGCATATACTGCAGGTGGGGCAACATTAACAAGTGTAACGCCAACGACTTCTGGAACAACTGCACTTTGTGATTTTGCAGACGTAAGTTACACTTCTGCATCTTTTACAGCAAATGGTGCTTTGATTTATAACGATGATCAATCTGACAAAGCTGTTTGTGCAATAGCTTTTGGTAGTGACAAAACTGTAACAAGTGGAACTTTCACTATTCAATTTCCAACAGCAGACGCAACTAACGCAATCATAAGATTAGCATAAGGAGGTCTTCCTTATGGCATCAACCTGGGGCACAAATACTTGGGGCTCTAACGAGTGGCAAGATGATGTTGTCACCGTTTCCTTATCTTCACCTGGAGCAACAACAGCATTAGGAACACCACAATCTTTTAACGTTGAGGGGTGGGGCAGACAACAATGGAATAACTCTGGTTGGGGAGTTGAGTATTCTGTTGAGCCTACAGGTTTATCTATCACTTCTTCACAAGGAACTGCAACAGGAACACCAATAACATTAGTTTCATTAACAGGAGTCTCTGCAACAGTTTCTGTTGGAGCAGCAACAGGTGCTGATGTAGTTGGTGTATCAGGTTTATCAATAACTTCCGCGATAGGAGAATTAGCAAATGTTGGAACACTTGTAGGTTGGGGTAGAAATGGTTGGAGTGAAGAACCTTATGGAGACTCTGTTAACAAAGTTGTAGTTCTTGCTTTAGGATCACAAATAACATCAGAAGTAGGATCAATTAGTCCTGCAGATGTGATGGGATTAACAGGAGTATCTTCAACTTTTAATGTTGGATCTCCTACAATAATAGGTAGTGTTGCTTTTGATTTAACAGGAGTTTCTGCTACAGCTAGTGTAGGTTCTCCTGAAATTAATAGTAGTCCGATTGTAACTCCATCAGGAGTTTCTGCTACAGCTTCTGTAGGATCAATAACTCCTGCAGATGTCATGGGATTAACAGGAGTTTCTGCTACAGCATCAGTTGGTAGTATTGAAATTAATTCAAGTCCTATTATAATTCCTACGGGTCAATCTGCAACTTTATCAATAGGATCAATATCACCTGCAGATGTTATGGGATTAACCGGAGTTTCTGCAACGGTTTCTGTTGGTTCTTTAAGTCCACCTGTTGTGATGGGATTAACAGGTATTTCTGCGACTGTTTCTGTTGGAGAATTATTTATTCAAGCATATCAAAATATTGACACGGGCTCAAATACATCGTATACAGATGTTGCAACTGGATCAAATACGAGTTATAGTGACGTTGCATAGGAGATAAAATATGGCATCAACATACACACCTTTAGGAGTAGAGCTTCAAGCAACCGGTGAAAACGCGGGTACATGGGGTACAAAAACAAATACTAATCTTCAAATTTTTGAACAAATTGCTGGTGGTTATACCGCTCAAGCTGTATCTGATTCTGGTGATACTGATTTATCTGTATCAGATGGAGCAACTGGTGCAACTCTTGCACATAAAATTATTGAATTTACAGGAACACTAACAGCTGGAAGAAACGTAACAATTCCAATTGATGTACAACAATTTTATATTTTAAAAAATGGAACGTCTGGATCTCAAACTGTAACATTTAAATATGTTTCAGGAACAGGAACAAGTGCGGCTGTTGCAGCTGGTAAAACAATTATTGCTTATGCAAAAGCAGATGATGGTACAAATCCAAATATTACTTCAGTAGAATTTGGTGGTGATGTTGTTGATGATACCTCTCCTCAACTAGGTGGAGATTTAGATGTCAATGGAAATGACATTGTTTCTACATCAAACGCTGATATCGATATTATTCCTAACGGAACAGGTGATGTTAATCTTGGCGCAGACACAGTTCAAATAGGAGACAACAATGCTAACGCTACTCTTACAACACAAGGAACTGGAGATTTAATATTAAACACAAATAATGGTACAAATGCGGGTACAGTAACACTTGCAGATGGCGCAAATGGAGATATGACTATGGCTCCAGATGGCACTGGTAGAGTAAAAATAACTAACGCAACATCAAGCTCAACACAAATAGCAACTACTGATGGAAAAGGTCTTGTCTTCTCCATGGTTTTCGGGTATTAATACAAAAGGAGAATAAAAAATGGCAACACCGAATCTTGTAAATATAGCAACGATCACACCTAAGAATGCTATGGGTAGTTTATCTGATACGAACAGAACTACTATGATCGATGTCCCTGCAGAAACTGCAGTAAGAATTGACACAATATTATTAGCTAACATTGATGGAACTAATGCTGTTGATGCAACAGTAGAAATTAGTAACGACAATGGTTCAACTTATTATAAAATCGCAAGCACAATTTCTGTGCCTGCAGATTCTACATTAGATTTAATTTCAAGACCTATCTACTTAGATGAAACAGATCTTATAGCTGTTACAGCTGGTGCTGCTAACGACTTAACGTTTCATGTTTCTTATGTAGAAATGGTAGACTAGGAGTATTAAATGCCAAAAATAATTAAACCAGTAGCAAAGGGAGATTTTACAGCAGCAACAATTTCTGTTGATTCTCAAGGAAGAGTTGTAACTGCAGAAAGCGGATCAGCAGGTAGCGAAGGATTTCAACCTACTTTAGTAGCTCAAGGTCCGGCTTCAGGAACTTTTACAGCTGATGCTAATTCAAATAGAATTGTAATTTACGCAGCTTCTGGTGGAGGAGGTAGAGGAGGAAACGCTACTCAAGCACAAAGATCAGGAGGAAGAGGCGGTTCTGGAGCTTTTGCAATTTATTCACATCCTATTTCTGCTCCTTTTTCAAAAGCTTACGCTGTAGGTGCAAAAGGAAATTCTGGAACGTCTGGATCAGGTGGAAATCCAGGAGGTTCAGGTGGAACAACTTCTTTAACTGATGTCTTTAATATCAATGGTGGTGGTGCTGGTAATGGCGCTAATAATAATGGTTTTGGTAGTAACGGTAGTGCTGGTTCAGTTTCAAACTCTCCAGTTTCTGCAACTTTTTCTGCTGCAGGTAATAACTTAAATAGTAATGAAAGTGCAAGATATATGGTTCCTTTTCAAAGTGGACATGCTCGACCTGCAGGTAATTCACCACAAGATTTTGGTGGCTATGATTTAAATGTAGCTGGAGATTTAGTTATAGTGGAGAACAAAGACTAATGGCTAAACACGCAATATTTAATCAATCTGGAAGTTTTTTACATCTAGCAGAATCTGATTCTGAAAAAGATTCTCTTATTGCGTATTCTTATCCTACTCATCTTACAAAAGAAATTTCGGATCAATTATTTGAAGATGTTGCAAATTTTCAAAAATTTATATCATTAGATGGTGATTCAATAACAGAAACAGCAAGAGAAGTATCTCTTGCAGATGAAACAGCAGAAGAGCAAAAAAAAGATTTTCAAGAAGAAATAGTATTGCAAATAAGTAAAGTAGAGGCTTTTATTAGTAGTAATCCAACACATTCTGATTTATCTATTTGGCAAGATTATTTTTCTAAATTAAAAAATATTAATGTAGAATCAATATCCTTTCCTGTATCTAATAACTCTTTTCAACAATGGTTTAACTCTCAATCGGGATACCCTACTAAAAATATCTTTCAATTACCTTAATTTTCTGTTAAACAGATTTCATGTTTTTAAGAAAGAATATAGAGTTTACAATTCATTCTGATCTTGTAAATGTAAAAGAAATACAGCCTATACCAACAAAACATTGTTTACCAGATTGGTATAAAAAAGTTCCAAAAAATAATCACACAAAAGGTTTAACTATAAAAAGCTGCATGCCTTTTTTAGACTCAATAACAGCAGGTTATGTGTTACCCCTTCCTCAAGATTTTCATGTAAAATGGAATTATTACAACGAAGAATTAAAAGAGAATGATTGTTTTTTTAGATATGGTTTAGACGGAACAATTGATTCAAAGAAAATACATGAATATAATTTAAATTCAAGCGTGCCCCAAACTCACTCAACAGGTCAACTTGGTGGTGAAAATTCTTTTATGACTAAGAAAAATGGAGGATTTAAATTTTTAAAAATTTTAAATCCTTGGAAAATAAAAACTCCTCCAGGTTATTCGTGTTTGTTTACTTCTCCTTATTATAATGAAAATGATTACTTTGATATAATTACAGGTATTGTTGATACAGATAAATTTGATTTTTGGATTAATTTTCCAATTGTAATAAATACAGATAAGTACCCTACCTTTGAAAAAACTTTTTCAAAAGGATTACCTTATGTTCAAGTTATTCCGTTTAAAAGAGATTCTTGGAAAATAAATATTGATAAAATGAAAACTGATACAAGTGTTTTTTATAGTTATTTTTCAAGTTTTATGGACAGATACAAAAACATGTTTTGGACAAAAAAATCATGGAAGTAGGAAATTTTATATATGTTTATGATGAAGTTTTTGAAAATAAAATTTTAAGTTCTTTCTTAAAATGGATTAACATTAATGATCAAAAATTTTTTGATGCTAGAGTAACTAATGGAATTGACGTAGATGTGCTTGATACTTCAATTAGAAAAGTAAGTGAATTTAATTTAAATTTAAGTTCTGAATCTCAAACAAATGTTCATTGGTTTAATTATGTAGGTAGAAAAATACATGATTTAATTATAAACTATGAACGTGATGTATTAAAAGGAGTTTCTCTTAATATATCTAGATTTAATGAAATAAATATTTTAAGATATGAAAACCAAGGTCATTACAAACCACACGTGGATGATTGTATAAATCATCATAGAACTTTATCAATTATTTTTTTATTAAATGATGATTATGAAGGGGGTGAATTAATTTTTAAATCGATAGATTTACAAACAGACATACACACTGTAGAAGTAAAAAAAAATAGAGCAGTATTATTTCCTAGTAATTTTATGTATCCACACACTGTAAAACCAGTAACAAAAGGAACAAGGTATGCAATAGTATCATGGGCACTATAAAAGATATAAAATATAAACTTATAAAAAACTTTCTTACTTCAGAAGAAAGTAATTTAGCTAAAAAATATCTTTTAATGAAACATAGAGAAAACACAACGTCTTTTGATTCTGTTAAAAATGGAACGAATAATGGAGATACCCATTTTTTTAAAGATTTTTTTTCTGAGGCATTACTTTTTAATAAATTATCTTTGGTAGAAAAAGAAACTGGTCTTAAATTATTTCCTACATATTCATTTACTAGATTATATACCTATAATGCAATTTTAAAAAAACACACGGATAGACCTTCTTGTGAAATTTCTGTAACAGTAATGTTCGGTAGTGATAAAACACCTTGGCCTATATATATGAATGACAATCCTATAGAAATGAGTGAAGGAGATGCTTGTATTTATATGGGTTGTGAAGTCCCACATTTTAGAAAAAATTTTACAGGCGACTGGCATGCGCAAGCATTTTTACATTATGTAGATCAAAATGGACCATATGCTGAATGGAAATATGACAAAATGAAACCTTTGCTACATCCGTCATTACAAAGTTGATTTTGTAAAAATTAAATGGTAGGATTAAAAAATGCAATATATTTTTAAAGAAGAGGAGCTAGAAATAAAGCTTTCTTGGAAAGAACGTTTTATGATTTTTCTAAAAGGATGTATTCTTATGAATAGATTTGATAGTTATAAACATTCGACTGTTTTAATGAAACTAGCTTCGGATGCAGTAAAGCAATATGGTGATGCTAAAGAACATGGCAAAATTGAATATTAGTGAGTTAAAATATGCTACAAAAAATAGGGTTTCAACCAGGTATCAACAAACAGATTTCAGAAACCACAGCCGAAGGGCAGTGGATAGATTGTGACAATGTTAGATTTAGATATGGCACACCTGAAAAAATAGGTGGTTGGAAACAATTAGGAACCAATGATTTAACCGGAGCTGCTAGAGGACTGCATCATTACGTAAACAGTCTAGGTAGAAAATATGCAATTATAGGAACAAACAGAATTTTATATGCATATTCTGGTGGTGTATACTATGACATCCATCCAATTAAAACGACAACTACACTTACAAATGCATTTAGCACAACTAACGAATCACCAGTTGTAACAATAACTTTTCCTAGTGCTCACAATATTGCTGCAGGTGAGATTTTATTGTTGGATAATTTTACTGCAATAACAGGATCTGATTTTAGTGCATCAGATTTTGATGATAAAAAATTTATGGTAACATCTGTGCCAACCACTACCACTCTTACAATTACAATGCCTTCTAATGAAGAAGGAGCTGGTGCAACAACATCGGGTGGCATTAGAGTTCAACATTACTATCCTGTAGGACCAGCAGTTCAGGCAAAAGGTTTTGGTTGGGGACTAGGTTCTTGGGGTGGTGAAGAACCTGGAGCTACGACTACAACTTTAAATGGTGCAATCAATGATTCTACAACTACAATAGTATTATCTGATGCGTCTTTGTTTCCTGACTCTGGAACTAATTTTATTAAAATAGGAACTGAAGAAATGTCTTACACAGGTATTTCTACAAATACTTTAACTGGTGTAACTAGAGGTGTAAGAAATACCACTGCAGCATCTCATAGCGATGGGGCAACAGTTACAAATACATCAGATTTTGTTGCATGGGGTGAAGCAGCATCAGGTGACTTAATTATTGAACCTGGTATGTGGTCACTAGACAATTTTGGTGACAAAGCAATTTGTTTAATTGCAAACAATGCATGTTTTGAATGGGACTCATCTTTATCAAATGCAACTACAACAAGAGCAACAATCATATCTGGTGCACCAACATCATCAAGACATATGGTTGTATCTACACCTGATCGTCACTTAGTATTCTTTGGCACAGAAACTACAATAGGTGATGCTAATACACAGGATGAAATGTTTATTAGATTCTCAGATCAAGAAGATATAAACACATACACACCTACAGCAACCAATACAGCTGGTACACAGAGACTGGCCGACGGATCAAAGATTATAGGAGCGATTAGAGGTCGTGATGCAATTTATGTTTGGACAGACACAGCGTTATTTACACAACGTTTTGTTGGTCAACCATTTACTTTTGCGTTCGCACAAGTTGGAACTAACTGCGGGTTGATTGGAAAAAATGCATGTGTAGAAGTTGATGGTGCTGCATATTGGATGTCAGAAAATGGTTTCTTTAGATATGCTGGTAAGTTAGAATCTTTACCTTGTTTGGTAGAAGACTTTGTTTACGATGATATAAATCTTACTTCTGGTAATCAAATGATATCAGCTGGATTAAATAATTTGTTTGGTGAAGTCATATGGTTTTATCCAACAGCTACATCATCTGTTGTAAACAGAATGGTTGCATATAATTACTTTGACTCATCACCACAAAGACCTGTATGGACAAATGGAACATTAGCTAGAACTGTTTGGAGAGACTCTGCAGTATTTGGAAAACCACATGCTGCTTTTTATGATGCAGATACAGACACTTCTTTTGATGTTGTTGGAAACACAGAGGGAATAACAACATACTATGAACACGAAACAGGAACTGACCAAAATAAAAATGGAACTATCACTGCGGTAACTGCAAACATATCTTCTGGAGATTATGATATTACACAAGCAAGAGCATCTGCTACAGGACAATCAACAGGTGTTGCAACATTTAGAGGAGACGGTGAATTTATAATGAAGATAAGAAGATTTGTTCCTGATTTTATATCTCAAACAGGAACGACTAGAGTTACAATACAATTAAAAAATTATCCAAACAGCACACAATCTAGTTCACCGCTTGGACCATTTGATATTACTTCAAGCACTGATAAAGTAGACACTCGTGCAAGAGCAAGAGCTGTGGCCATGAAAATAGAAAACACTGCTGCTAGTCAAAGTTGGAAACTTGGTACATTTAGATTAGATATACAACCAGATGGACGTAGATAATGGCAAAGATAGCGCAAGTATTAACAAGAGCTAGTAAAGAATATGACTTTACAATAGCGGAATCACAGGTAAGAGATCTTGATTCGATTGTAGAAAAATTAAATACAACGTTTCAAGAAGAATTAAAGGATGAGGTAGAAGCATTTAACTTCTTTTTAAATTAATGGCTAATAGTTTTATAAATAAAAAAGCAGATTTAACGACAACAGATCTAACTACACTGTATACAGTTCCGTCATTTAAAACAGCTGTTGTTAAATCATTGCTAGTATCCGAGGACGCTGGATCAGGGACCACGATAACAGTTACATTAGTTAATTCAAGTAGTGCTATATTTAATTTATTTAAAGATAAAGCCATAGGATCAAAGACAACAACAGAACTTTTAACCCAACCTCTTGTTATGGAAGAGGGTGAAATATTGAAAGTACAAGCTGCTGACGCGAATGAGCTGCACGTCATAGCCTCTATATTAGAAATACAGCCAAGAGAGGTAGTAACATAATGATAGAAATACAACCAGATAAGATAATAGAGAAGATAACTAATAAGAAAACAGGGGAACAATATAAGAATGATAAAGAATGGAAAGACAAAGGAATCTCTCCAGATGACATTAGAAGAGATGTAACTCTCTTAATGCCTAGTCTTGATTTATTTGGAAAAACAAAATAGAATAGTACAATGGCTATAACTAGAGCACAACAAGCAAAACAGATGTTACAAGACGGAGGTATGTTGGTAAAACCATCTACGGATGGCAAAAGACCAGGTTATAGTAATCCAAATGAAGACAGAGCCAGAGAAAGAGCCAGAGAAAGAGCTGCTGATCGTAGAGAACAAGCTAGTGTAGCAAGAACTCAAGGTAGAAGAGCTCCTACTATGAGAGAGATACAACAAGAGAACAAAAGAACCGAAGATCTTAACAGAAGAATTAGAGAGTCATCTGATTTAGGAGAGATTACTAGATTAAGAAATCAAAATAGATTTGTTTCAGAGGATTTTGATTTACTTCCAGGTGATGTACCTGATCCAGAAGTTGATATAAAATTAAATAGGAATGAGGAACGAAGAAGACGACTATTAAGAAATTTTATAAATAGAAGACCTGAAGCAAAATTTTCATTTGGTATTTTTGATGCATTGTCAGGTGGTAAACTTGGACAAGCAGGCATGGATTTTTTAGCATCAAAAAACAGACCTTTTTTTGGTAGAGTTATTGAAGGCGGAAGATTTCAACTTCCAGGTGAGTTAGGAGAGAAATATGGTAAATTAGATATGTTTGATCTTGAGAAGATGACAAAAGGTGAATTAGAACAAGCATACAAAGCTTATGACCGTGCTAGACTTGGAGGAGAGATACTTGCTTTCGGTGATCCAAAAATAGGTTTTGGAGAGGATCAAGGAGATTACAGTGATAGTCTATTACCATTACAAGGTATTTTAGCTGCTAAACCTAAAAATGAAGAAGTTATAGAAGAAGAATTTAAACCTAATCTTAGATTATTAGCTGATGGTGGTCGTGCTAGTTTTCAAGGTGGTGGTATGGATGCTTCTAAACCTGATTTTAAATCACCAACCACTACAGCTAAAGCCCCACCGTCTATGGGATTTGGAAATCCACCACCAGGATCTACTGCAGAAAATGGAGGAAACAACGAGCCCCCTATTAAACTACCTAAACCTTTAAAAAGAGCTGTTGATACTATTGGTGAAGGTATGTTTTTAAAAAATCTTATAAATTTAAATCCCTATGGAATTATGAAAAACGTTGGATCTAAAATATTGTTAGATAAATTAATTAGTGAAGCTGATACACAAGAAAATAATAATATGTTGTTTGCAGACGCCTTAACAACTCCTAATGAAGGTAAATTTGGAGTTAGTTTAAATGATTATAATAAATTAAAAAATACAGGTTATAGCGATACACAAATACAAGAGTTACAACTAAATCCTAAAATAGATGTAAAAGAAGTTATTAGAGATATTGAAGGACCTATATTTGCAGCAGCTGATGGTGGTAGAGCAGGACTCGCAGGAGGTGGCATGCCTTACGAAGGTGGGATCATGGACCTTGAAACAGGAAGACAAATGTATTTCTTAGGTAAGTTAGTTAAAAAAGCAACAAGAGGTATTAAGAAACTTGTAAAATCACCAATAGGTAAAGCTGCGTTGGGTCTTGCGGCATTGCAATTTGGTCCAGGAATTGGTAGTTTTTTAAAAAATAAAGCTATTGATTTTGGTTTATTTGAAGCTGGTAAAGGTTCATTTTTAAAAGGTATAACAGACAGAGGTAAATTGTTTGGTGCTGGTTTACTTACATTAGCTCCGTTTTTAGCAAATGACGAAGATGACACTAATCAAAGTCAAATGTATAAAGGAGCGGATATAGCAGATCCAAAATTTATCATGGCAAACTATCCTCAGTTTCTTAATATAAGAAACATGGCTGATGGTGGTATGATGAGAGCTGATTATCAAGAAGGTGGAGATGCAGAACCTGTAGCTAAGAAGACTATGCCATTGATAGATATGGATGGTAAAGAAAAAGACTACAGAGAGACAGGTGGTTTTGTAGATATGGGTAGAATGGAAAGAGCTGACGATGTACCCGCTAGACTATCTAAGAATGAATTCGTATTTACAGCCGATGCTGTAAGAAATGCTGGTGATGGCAGTGTAGACAAAGGCGCAGAAGTCATGTATAACATGATGAAAAACCTCGAA